TTTAAAAATGGTTCTCCATTATACATTAATATTTCGCTTCCTGCTCCACGAACAGGATACAATCCTACTATTTTTTCATAATATTCGTCATAAATTGGAACAATATAAGCATTGTTTTCAGCTAAATAAATAGTAACTAATTTATAAAGGAATTGTTGCATAGTCATTATTTTATTTGGCTTTGTTGTTAACATTGTTTTTACGTTAGAATATTTTTTAACACCAAAATCAATTTTAGGATTTAATTTGCTGCATTGGTTAGCAATAATATCAATAGTACTTCTTATCAAAGTCATTTCATATAAACTACCAGTATATGTTGTGTAAATTGGATTATATCCTTCTAAAAGTTTCCATACTTGATTAATTTGAGTAGCTGTTAATCCTCTTTTTTCTTTATTTTTAAAATTAAATAATTTCATTCTATATACCTTTCTAAATCATATTTTGAAAATCTGAAAAATGTCTTTGATATACTACGTATGAATCAATTAAAGACATTGCTCCATCAATTCTTAATTTTTTGTTTCTACCTTTTACTGGTCTTATATTATCGTTTTTATCGGTTTCTATTTGAGTATTAGTTAAACACCACTTTAATATCGGATTGTTATTATAATTAATCTTCTTAGCTTTTAAATCACTTGCTAGTAATTTCATTGGATTGCTCATCGTCTTAGCACCTTGAATTACTTCTTCAAGTGTGAATTGAGAATTTTTCATTTCTTCTACCCAAAATTGAGCATTCCAACTATCATAACCAACCCATAATGTATAAATTCCATATTTGTCTCTTAAATCTATATACCAATCAGTTACGTCAGTATAATTTACTTTATTTCCATCACAAAATCTTATATAACCTTGTGCTTCCCACAATTTATATGGAACTTTATCTTGCTGTTCTTTAAATTCAGCCATTTCACGTGGAATAAAATACATTTGTGTTAAAAATAAACTTCCTTCTTTTTGTATCAAACAACTTGCGCAAGTTAAATCTCCAACACTAGATAAATCAACACCACCAATTCCATAGCAGTTTTTCAAATATTTTAAATCAAATGTATTTTTGTTTTCTATTGAATCAAATGTTAACCAACTTCCTGTTCCAGTTTCTCTTACATCAAATTCTTTTGTTAAAACTGATGGAAGAGATGATTCATCTTCTTTTGCTTGCTTTACTAGATCGCGTAAATAATCAATAGACTTAATAGTACCTAATCCTGGATTTGCTTTAACCCAATTCTCTTCTTTCCATATTTCTTTTTTAGAATCTAATTCATAAATAAAAGGTAGAAAATGCTCATCAACATTTCTATCTTCTATTACTTTGCATGCATAATCATATTTATCATCATATATGTTTTCTCTAACATAACCAGCTGTTGTGATCATAAACAATATTGGTTGTCGTCTTACACTCATACTTTGTTTAGTTACATCGTAGATATTTCTATCTTTTAAAGTATGCAATTCATCAATTATTCCACAATGAATATTTAAACCATCTAATGTATTACTATCACTTGATAATGGTTCAAAAGTACTAAACGTAGATGGAACATATAAATCACTTTTTCTTTTTATAACTTTTTTTCTTAACAATGGACTTTGTATTACCATATTCTTTGCTTCGTTAAATACTATTTTTGCTTGATCCTTTTTACTTGCAACGCAGCAAACTTGTGCGCCACCTTCACCATCACTTAAAAGCATATAAAGTGAAAGCGCACTTAGTAATGTTGATTTCCCATTTTTTCTTCCAACTATTATTAAAACTTCTTTGTATCTTCGAATTTTTTCTGAATTAACAAAACCAAATAATGCTTGGATAATTGCTTTTTGCCACAAGTCTAATTTTATTGGTTTATTAATCCATGTTGATTGAGATTGTTTGCAAAATGATTCTATAAATCTTATTGGTCTATTTGCTAAATAATCATCATAATGATATTTCCCTGGATTATCTAATTCATGAATTAAATAAGCAACTTCTTTTTCTACTTTCTTTGAAACTTTAATTTTTCCTTGAATAATTTGGTCATAATAAATTCTAATATAATTCATTGTTAAATTTGTCTAAATCATCATTAGGATCAGTTGCTTCTAATTCTGGTTCTATGATGTCATATAAATTTTTTACTAATGCATTGTAATTTTTTATTAATGCATTGTATGATTTCATTTCAGGTCTTTCACATTCAACCAAATTACCATTTTTACCAATTGCCATTAAACATGTTGTTCCTTCAGCATCAATTATTTTTTTTAATTTATTTAAAGTCTTCTCGCAAAAAATTGCTTGTTGTAATAGTGATGATGCAATTGGTTTTTTATCAGATTTAATTGATTCAACACTTGATTTTAATGATTTTAAATTCATTCTCTTCATCATTTGGTATACCCCCCTCATATGTGTTGGTCGCAGGTCTTCGAAGGTTCAGGCGCGGTCTTCTTAGCAACTGCTCTTTTTATTCAATAGGGGCAGTATACTTGATTACTTCGATTGCTATTATATTAATTCCATTAATATAAAACATATTTTTATCTACATCTTCTATACCTACCATGTTGCCGTTTGATAATTCAACAGCAAGCTGTTCTGTATTAGTGTTTATATCTACATCTATGTCAAGAAATGTATTGTTTGTATATATTCTTATTATCATTTATACCCTCTTTTTATAAGTTGACCATTGCTATCAAACATAACTTCTTTAGTTGTTGTTGATGAATCATTATGTAGTAATGCATGACAATCTCTACACACTGGTATTAGATTCTCTTCACCTAATGTAATGTCTTGATTGTTAATGTTATCAGGTGTTAACCATATCTTATGATGAACTATCTCAGCTGGTTTCTCTTTGCATACCTGACATACTCCATAATACTTACTCATAATATAATCACGAGTATGAATCCATTTCTTTGACTTATAGAACTTCTCTGCAAACGGTTTCATATGATCACTCTTTTTCAACTTCTTCTATTTGTTTCCATATTTTGTGTCTTATTTTAGGCGACAATTCTCTTGCATATTTTAAATTCAATATAAATAATAATCTCTTTTTTACTTGATAATTCATAAGCGCCTTTTATTCTTAGTTACTTCAGAAACGTATAACTTAGGAGGATATACATTTCTAAACTAACTACAAATAGTTAGCTACACCAACACATCTATAACTAGCGAAGCATCATGGAAAAATTGCATTTCATTTGATTCTTCAATAATGTTAGTGTTTTAGAAAATAAAAAAAGCGAGGTGATGTTGCTCTCTTTATAAAAGATAATTCTTTATTAGTGATTACTAATTATAATCACTCTAGAATAGATAACTAATACCATTTGATAACGCACGCGACGCTTTTGTTTTACGGTGTTCCGGATATGCTATTCTTGCGACATAGCAGCACCAACAATAACAGGCCCCCGCTAAGGGCTTACGATTTTTCGTTCTCGCTAAAGAACTACTTAATTATCTACTCTAGACTAATTATAATAATTAATCTTGTTGTAAAGGCAATTACAACATATAAACAATAGTAACTTAACATAAGTTTCTTTAATGTCTAACTTTAAAGACATGTTATTACTTTTTCTTTTTTCCTTTGCCACATGCTCTTTTACATTTTTTTGCCATGATTAATCATCTCCCTTTTATATGTTTTTGTTTGCTCAAATGGATCAGTTAAAGTACTGCCATTTAAAATGGTATGAACATTTATATAATAATCATTTGTTGGTGGTTGTTTTGTTTTATTTAATTCTTTAAAACAATCATTTAATTTTAAATATGTTTCATAATTTTTTTGTTCTAAAATACTATGTAAATATTTATGAGAACGTTTTGTTAATAAAGCACCATTATCAAGTGATTTGCGACCACCACAGGCCTTTTTAACAATATGATGGTAAGTTATAGGATTATCTTCACTAATATTGTCTCCAAGCCAATCTATACCATTTGGCTGGAATATATCAATTAGTTCTTCTAATATCTTTCCACTCATAAATTCTCCAAAATAAAAAGACACCATATTGGCATCTTTCTATAGCTATAAGAAAAAGACAGGAGTTATTTATTTTTTTCTTATGATATCATTATAACTTATAAAGTCGGACATTGAACGGACAACTTTAATATCTAATTTTTTCTAATTTTTCTTTCTTTTCCTTCATTGAAGTCATCGTATATAAAGCTGTTGTTTCTATTGATTTATGACCTAATATATCTCTTAACTCGTCTAAATCAATTCCTGACTCTTTGCACTTTTTAGCAAATAAATGTCGCCATGCATGAGGATGTATTTTATCTGGATTAATCTTTGCTTTCTTTGCAATCTTTTTTAATCGCTTTTCAATACATCGATTTGAAAGCATTTTAGTTGGATCTACTGGAGATCTAAATATAATACCTGATTCTATTTTGTTCTCTTTGCAATAATGTTTTAAATCTCTTCTTAATTCGTTTGTAACAATTAATGTCCTTTCTTTCCCTTTGTTATATGCACCTTTAATATAATTAGATTGTAAATTTTCTACTGTGAAATATTTTAATTCATCCAATCGTATGCCAACGGATGCGAATATTTCGATTATATAATACATATCAATCATATTTAATCGCTTTGCCCATCTAAGCATACGTTTATGCTCTTGTGGTTCAATAATATCATCAATTGAAGATTTTTGCTGTTCTTTGAACTTCTTTAATTTTAAATCAGAATGATCAGCAAATTTTAGAAACTTATTTAGAACGATTATATATTGATTTCTTGTTTTTATTGCATAACCTTCGTTATATAATTTATCTTTATAATTAATTAATAATTCTTTATTTAAATCGAATGTATCAGGAATAAAATCAATGAATTTATTAATTGCATTGGTATAGCTTATCGTTGTTCGTTTAGATTTTTCGTCTAATCTTTCATTGGTTATAAAACTATTTCTTAAATCAATTATTTCTTTTTTTGTCATAAAACCATCTCTAATTCTTTTATAAATTTGCGTTATAACTAAACGCAATTAAATGATTTTTTGCCTATTTTTAACGTTCGGTTATGCTTATGATTATTCGAACTACTACTAAATATTATCTTGGCCTTAATTATAAAGCATAGGAATATAATTTTATTTAAATTATACTTTTTTAGATTTTTAATGCTTTTAATTTAATGATTTAACAATGAATTTACCAAGTCGATTCTTTATCACAATTATTAATAATATATTTTAAATCATCATAATGTTCTGGTATCATATTTTCTTTTCTAGATTCAATATAATTATTTGCAACGTCTAATCTATGTTTATACAATTTTAATTGCTTTTTAAGTTTTTGATTATTTATATGTAATTCGCGAATAACTTTTAATAAAGATTTAGCATTTTCAATTAAAACACCATTAACATATAATGATCTATTATCAATAGTACGTGTTACAACTATTAATGGTTCATCCTTTATTAATTCTTCATATTCTGTTAATATTTTCATATTAGATATCTCCTATTCTTTTGGCATTTCATAAATTATCGTAGTTGGTTGCTCTGAGTAACCTTTAAATTCAAAAGTCCTTTCGTATTTTGGCTTTAATATTTTTTCTATTTCATCTAAAACCTGCAATGCTCTCGTCTTGGTCTTATATAATCCTAATGAATAAAGTATGTTATTTTTATCAGTCATTACTTCACTTTTATAAGTTCCACCAATATATAAAAAATTTACTTGCATTAA